CTTCATTATCTTACCTTCTGGACCTGCACCACCTGTAGTCATATGTCCGTGTGTGATAGCTACACCTTTACCTTTTATATCTAACAAGTGATGATAGTCAGTAGGAAGTATGACATTAACTTTGTCGTATCTCTCATTCTGTGCAAGTATCTCTTTAACTATTTCAAAGTGCATCATATCAGAGTTGTCTAATCTATCAGATAACACCTGTCCTTTACCAGATCTAGTCATCTCTCCGTGATTACCACCAATACCACAGACAGTTATCTTGTCTGCAAGTGGTAGAAATGTATCAATAGTCTGCATAATCATACGCCTAGCTAATTGATATTGTTGAGATAGCGACAATTCAACATTAAAAGGCATAGAACTATAGAAAGATTGATCACAATTCTCTGTTAAATCACCTAATCCAAGTAAATATATCTCATCTATCTCTGTACCTGTCTTGCGTAGTGCCTTAACCTGATTTACCCCCTTAATAAGAGCTTCCTCGTAGCGTTTAAGGGTGTTTTCAACGCCATAATCAGCTTTACCTAACTGCCAATCAGCCATTGTCCATACAAATGCAGTATCACCACCATAATTTGTGTCTTTTAACTTAGGTTTCTTGATGTAATCTTTAAGAAGTTTGTCAAAGTACTCATCTAATGCAGGGTTTTTACGCTTTACAACCCCCTTAAATGCAAAAAAGGTGGTTATTTGACCACCTTTCAGTTGTGTTTGCCAATTACTAGCACGAACTGTGCCTTCTATCTCGTAGTATTTAGGGTCAAAACCCCAACCTCTAAGTATGTCATCATACTTATTCTTGTAATCAGGATCAGTACCTACATAAGTTACCTCACCTTTGCCTGTTGATTCATCAAACTCTATTGATGGTTGCCAACCAGACTTGTAATAATTATTACCTAATTCCTGTGTCATATTTAGCCCTTTCTGTTGAGCTAATTATACACAGGAAATAGGACAGAATCTACTTAGTGATTTGTTTTTTAGCGTATGTCTTAATGACTGCAAGTGCAGCACCACCACCAGCAAGTGCAGCTAACTGTAATGTTTCAGCTTCCACACCAACTAATGGAGCAACTGTTAATGCACCTATGAACGCTTCAATGAAGGTCCAAGCTGTACGCTCAATCATATCCTTGAGTTCTTCACTCATTTTATACTCCCACGAATCAGACCAAGGTGTCCACCAAACATCTTTCTTAAATGTACCATCCTGGTTTCTTGCTCTCTTAATTCTATCAAACATTATCTTATTATCCTGCCTCTCAACATAGCTTGTGTCTTTATAACACCACCATTAATTTCCTCTAGTTTATCCATAACTGTTCTAGCTAGTACTACATCATCTGTTGAAGCATTTGATGCAGGTTTTTCTAATAACTTAGTTATAG